AATTTAGAGAAGGTCGCAGTATCCATCAATTCAGGTCTAGCCCCAATGACTGATCTGACAAAGAAAATCCCATACTCAGGAGTCGGAAACTTCTCGACATACTTCAGACTATTCTTAAAGAAAGAACCAACCTGTTTTTTGTTGGCTTCTTTGAGAACAGTGACCAATGCAACACAGGTTGCATACATCAATCCATTGTCATCTGACACCTCAACATCTTTGCCACCCACAATTGCATCTAAATCAGGCACTTTATCTTTAAGAGATAAGAAAGACGTAAATTCAATTGAAGCCTCCTCTCCTACATCTGCCTCTGAGATCATTTGAAGCAAATCTCTAGATGGTTCAGTTTTCAAAGTGTCCGACAGCCTTACCCATGATCTAGGTGAGGGCTGAGGAGTAATCACTTTTGGGTCAAAGACGTTCAAAAAGTTTGGCATGGCTTGTATAAAAGCCATCACATCTAAGTGAACATCATTTTCCATAGCCCAATTCATCCAGTCATTAGTGTCATGCTCAAAGTTAATTAAGCTTGTCCTACCGATAACATGAGAAGGCAGTTTATTAGAGCCAGCCCTATCGGTTGCCCTGTTAGAAGCACAGACTATCTTCCACCCTTCAGGAAGCTGATACTCTCCTAATCTTCTTTCATAGATCAATTGCCCTACGACTGCCTGAACAGAAGGGGAGGCTTGACCATATTCATCAAAGAACAATAAGCCTTCACCACTAATGGGAAGATTGCCTAAAAACGCTCTCCTCTGAACAAAAGAATCATCTACCTCTACAGGCACAGGAACACCGCCTAAGTCAACGCTCTCATATAGAGCCAACCTAAACGATATACTTCCATACTCATTCTTTTTAGGGTTAATACAATCAGCAACAATCTTTCTATCATTGGCTAGATACTCAGTCAGTACATCAACCACTGCTGATTTACCGATTCCAGTTCCTCCAATTAAGAAAGGTGAGTTGCCACCTTTTATTACGGATTTCATAATCCGTAGTGCATCACTTGGTTTCATAATTTTCCTCCAATTATTTACAAGTTAGTTTGGGTTAATTCCCATTAATCACACTCGTTATAAATATGATTAAGGGGAGTTGAGCAGTTTTAAATCTTGCTCAGGATTAGAGATTAACCTATGCCTTCCTCACCATCAAAGAGTTCACATCGACAATGTTCCCACAGATCAAGGTGTATGCTGTCGCTATCCCTGTTCTTCTCAAAGACTTCAGGCAGACCGATAGAACACAATACCAATGGCATTACATTAGGGATTGATCCAGTATCAATGATGATGCTATCTCTGAATGACCAGTAATCATAAAAATTATGAGGCTGAACCCAATTACCAATGATCTCCCCATTCACAATATTTGCGAAAAAGATTATCGGAAAGTCGGTGTCGTAAACTCCCACATTGGATTCAATAAAGTGAGGCTTATCGTATTCCTCGTCATATGTAAAATCACAATACTTAACGAAGCTTTCTCGTAGAGCCTCGTGATGATCTTTTAGACAAGAATTTAAAAGCCCTGTTGATTGCCTCCATTCAATCCAATTGTAGGGTTCGCCTAGACGTTTTTCGACCATACCCCAAAGAGCATTAAAAGAATCTACTTTCTTTACAGCAGAATCTATTTCATTGATCTCTGATTGGGTTAGTTTTTGCACATCTGCAATAGAGTCATTCCTTCCTAACTTATCCAGTTTTTCAAGAAGCTCATTTAATTGTTTTTCAGTTAATTTATTCATGGTTATTAATCCTCCATATTTGTGTTAATTACCAAGACCCAATCTTTCGATTGGGTTTCGCTCAGATTTTCACTGAGTCTCATCAGTTGGTTTAAAAGGTTTTAATAATATTCTTCCTCATACCAGCCTTCATCGTAGTCTTTAATGAGGGTTAGGTTTCCCTTGTTGTCAATGGCTTCAACAATGAGATAACCGAACTTATCGCACCTTTCGCAAGGGTGATCGGTTTGGTAGTGGTCGTTGTAGTTTTGGTTGTCCGTGGCTGGGGACATAGAGTAAAATCCTCTGCCACTGCATGATTTACATTTGATAGTGTCTCCAACCTCTACTTCTGCTTTAGTTAGTCTCATCTTGCACCTCCCATGATGATATGTGAAATATCAATTAACTGGTTTAGGTTAGATGTTTCAATTCTTCTCTTATTAGAATCATTGACCTGTTCATAAGCTTGCACTAAAGCACTCGCTGTAAACATATCCACAAGCACTCCTTCTATCTCTTTGGCTTGCTTGTCTTTGACAATGGATTGCACTGTTTCAAATGCAGTTGTATTTAGTTCTTTCATAATTTAATCCTCCAAGATTAAATAGTTAGTTGCTGAATTCATCCTTTGGGAATCTTCAGTAGAGACACACATCTCTATTTCAGACTTACTTGGTGTTTCGTTTTCCACCTCTCCAGTATTAAGTTTTCACTGTGTCATTGGGTACGCTCTTTAGTTGAGTGATAGAGGGTAAAGAGTAAGCCTCCAGTCAGTTTTAAGGGGTCAGTTTTTCTGTTGTTCTCTCTCCTAAAAGTTAATTTATATACCCAATATAGACTACTGCAAGCAGATTGCAAGCATAGTAATGACTATCTTTAACTGGTAAATTATTATTTATGAACAAGCCACCCAAGAAGCCCGACCTTAAAGTCGTAAAAAAAGACCCTGAATTAACCATCAAACAACGCTCCTTTGTGAATGAAATAGTCAGAGGTAAGTTAGGCAGTTATAAAGAAGCTTATGCAAAGGTTTATGACGTACAGCTAACCAAGACAGGAAAGATACCTAAATGGGTCGAAGTAGAAGCCTCTAAGCTTGTTGCAAACCCTAAGATAGCAATAAGCATACAAAAGGCTATAGAGCGTAAGGAAAGCAGTTTGATAGCCTCTAGCCTACGAACGAAGAACTATGTCATAGATCAGCTATACAAAGAGAGTCAAAGCAGTGAGAGTGATGCAAGCAGAGTTAGGGCATTGGAGCTACTAGGCAAATCGGTAGCACTGTTTTCAGACGTTGTAGAGACTAAGGAAGCTAGAGACACTAGCGACATAGAGCAAGACATAGAGGAACGTCTTACAAGGCTCATAGATCAGTCTGAAGGGTAGTTTAGGGAACAAGCCTAAACCCGCATCGCCCCATCCCCTTTTATATACAAAACCCCAAACCACTCCAGACCCCCCACCCCCCTAAATATATCACAGTTACCTGACGATCATATATACATAGTAATCTGCACAGGATATGAGTAGTTTTTATGACCCCCCCCTATGTTTATTGCATTTTGCTAGCTTTGGTTGTATGGTATATGTAATTTCTATAGGAAAAGGTGTAGAGACTATATACCCCCCATAGGGTTATTTCTAAATTTATGTTGATTTTTTTGTGAAGTCATGCAAAATGATATAATCCAGAGGTAGATATACCCTAATACTAGTAAGTATACACTTATTAAGTTTATACCTAATGGTCTTAGTAAGTTTTTATTTTAGTAAGTTATCTACTTATTGGGTATATACTTACTAAGTATGAATAAAAGTTTATTAAAACAGATTCAAAGTTTACCCAGTTCACAGCAACAAGAGTTCATTGGCTTGATTGAGGAGTATGAGAAGTCAATCAACCGAGACAAGTGTAAAGATAGCTTTATGCACTTTGTTGGAGAGATGTGGGCTGCGTTTATTCACGGAAAACACCACGAGATAATGGCTGAGGCGTTTGAAAGAGTCGCTAAAGGCGAACTAAAGCGTTTAATTATCAATATGCCCCCTCGTCATACCAAGAGTGAGTTTGCTTCTTATCTATTGCCTGCATGGTTTTTAGGTAAATACCCCGATAAGAAGATTATTCAGACTGCACACACTGCCGAGTTAGCGGTTGGTTTTGGTAGAAAGGTTAGAAACCTAGTCAATAGCAAAGATTTTAAAGAAATATTTCCTGATGTTAGCTTGCAATCAGATAGCAAGGCAGCAGGAAGATGGAACACCAACAAAGGTGGAGAGTATTTTGCTATAGGGGTGGGTGGTGCGGTTACTGGTAAAG